AAGCGTTAATAAGAAGGTTAATAAGATACTAGAAGAGCTTTATTCTAATGTTTATAGCGGTATAGTTGATGGCGTAAATAACGAATGGGAATTAGCCGTAAAGGAACATGATAAAATAGCTTTGCAGATTTACGGCAAAAAACTAGCTGAACTTCCAGCTCAAATAAAAGCTGATTATCTTTCAACTAATGGAGCAGCTAGAAGATCGTTTTTAGCACGAACAAATAACGATGGATTAAAGCTATCTGATAACATATGGAAGCTCACTAAGGACTTTAAGCAGCAATTAGAATTAAGTTTAGAGGTCGGTATCGGTAACGGCAAAAGCGCCGCGGCTTTAAGTCGTGATGTTAGAGGTTATTTAAATGAGCCTGAGCGTTTATTCAGACGTGTAAGAGATGAAAACGGGGTTTTGAGATTAAGTAAAGCTGCTAGGAATTATAGCCCAGGACGTGGAAAGGCGAGAAGCTCGTATAAAAATGCTTTGCGTTTGACAAGGAACGAAATTAACAACAGCTATAGACAATCGCAGTACGAGAAGAGAAGTAAAGCGGATTATATTGTAGGGATTGAAATAAAGGTAACTCCCGGTTACGATAGGAGCGTGGACTCTGGTGGCATAATTTGTGAGGACTTACAAGGCCGCTATCCTGCTAATTATCAATTCTATGGATTTCACGTTAACTGCCGCTGTTCCTCGCGTGTTATTTTAAAAACAGACGAAGAACTAGACAAGGACTTAGATAATATGTTATCAGGTGGTAAGCCAAGTAATAAAGAAGATAGTTCGAGTTATGTAAATGGCATGCAGCCACATTTTAAAAAGTATGTGAAAGAAAATGAAAAGCTTTGGGCTAATTGGAAAAATAAGCCTAGTTTCTTAAATTACGGTAAATAAAAAAAGGATGACTATAAATCATCCTTAATATTTATCTCTTATCAAATTACTTTAAATCATTAAACTTCTCTTTATTAATAGCAATAGCCATCATTTTAAGAGCAAAATCCTCTGATACGATATTTTGTTTTGTTTCTTCCGCTTTAGGGGTATATTCTAATTCATCTTTAACACTAAAAGCTTCAATAACCTCATTAAACATTGATTCTGTAAAATGCCAGACAGCATTATTCTTAGGCATTACTACCATAAATTCTGTAACCCCAATTTCGTCAGTATTTTTATAAACACCAACTCCATCATAGATTGATGCGGTAAATTTTTCGATTGAACTTAATTTAGTTTCTTTTATATTCATATCTATTATTTTATAGGCTTACGCCTTGTTATTTAATTCAAATCCACATCTTTGTAAAAATACTTGCCCTACAGGAGAACCTAACCATTGAATAGTACTAATTACTATTTGTTTTTCTCTGTCTGTCAAATAATCACTCGGTAGCATACCGTTATTTTCACAGCTTGGGAACACCAATAAATCAACAGGGCAAGTATATTTTTCGCAATCAATATGGTCTTCTATAAACTTGTCATGAAGTTCTTTTTCTTTTGGGTTAGAATTATGTCTATAAGTTCTAAATCCTTCCATATTAAATCTGCTTAAAACTATTAATATTTATACCCCATCTTCCATCCTCTGAAGTTTTGCGAATATCCGATTCTTTAACGCATCGCAACTGAAATTTAAAATTATCTTCTTCTAATCCGTCAATCAAATCAAGTGTTACGATAACATCTTTCATTACCTTATTGCTTGATGTTTTTACGTCTACCTTAAAGCTTTTAGCCTTCTTTAATACAAAATATAGCCCATTTATACCGCCTTCAACTGGCGGCTTACCTACTAGCTTAGATTCTTCGCATTGCGTTAATGTTAAGAATTTCTTTGCATCTTCTTGTTTTAAATTCTCACCTTGTAAGAATGTTAAAAATTTTTCTACTTGTTCTTGTGCTGTCATAGTTAATTGTTTTTTAATTTATCTTCTAAATACTTAATGTATCTATCTTTTAACTCTGTTATGTGATTATTCTTTTTCATTTCGTGCTTTTGACTAGAATTAATACATACATTATTAGCCCAAAGTATCAAAGAAATTACTAATAATAACTTATAATCAAACCAATGTAAGCATAAATAGAAGCCAACAGCAGCTACCGAAAGACCAAAAATATTCATAATCAAATTTCTATCCATAGTTCTATTATTTGATTTGCTGTGCATTCCCTAAGTCTATATGATACATAGGCATTGTAAAATGCTCTAAAATTTTATCTACTAATTCGTGATTGCTTGTTCGATCGTACAGCTTAGAAATTGAATCAATAACTTTTGATATGCCATCAAAATCAGGCTCTATAAGCTCAATGCTTTGCCCATTAGTTTGAAGTAATCCAAATTTTTTATTTTCATCTTCAAAAGAAAAACATTTGCATACATCTTTCATTATAATAAATGGGACTTTTATTACATCATCATTATAAATGATATTCACGAATGGAATTTCATTATCTTCTTGTGTTAAATAACACTTTTCGTTTTCTGTAAATTTCATATCAATTTATATTTATATCCGTTTTTAACCTTAATTACGCGCTCAATCATAAACCCGAAGCAACTACCTCCATCAGTAAATAAATTCAAACAATCGCCTTTATTATATAGCTCTGTGCTGAAATATTCGTGAGGGTATAGTGTGAGTGTTTTAACTAATATTGAATGCGTCATTTTTTTTATTTTGAAGTTACTGTAATGTTTTCATTATATAGAAGTAAATGTGTTTTTATACTTTTTAGCAATAATAAAGCTAACCTTTACACTCGCAATTTTTCCACTCTAAATAATCATAAGTTTCAAGCCCGCATTCACATTTGTAAGCTTTACGATTGGTAACAATATGATGTACACAACCAAAGTCTTTACCCGTAATTGGGTTGCATGCTATTTCAACCATATCAAGTTCAGTTACTTCTTCATTATCTTCATAGTAGTTAGGGTGTCTATTCAACTTATCGCTTTGGCAGTATCCATAACCTTCTCTGTTCTGAATCTCATTCCACTTTTTGCAATATTTACAAGTTTTCATACTTTTATAAAATTAATGGTTATTAACAATAAATAAAAATAATAAAGGCATTCGATATTCTAACTAGCTTCCGCGGTTATCTCTAGCTGGGTCGATCCTTACGGCGGTGTATCATTCCATACTTTACTATTCTTAATGTTAATCAAACATACAAACACAAATTTTAAAGAACAACTTTATTTCACAAAACACGCTTATTTAAAAAGATTCTAAATAATTCATGTTTAGAAAGGATATAAATAATAAAAAAGTTGTATTTTTGTTTGCGTAATTACAAATAATTTATAATAGCATGTACGAAAAAATCTTACAGAAGCTTAAAGAACAGAGAGGACAAAACTCTCAGGTGTCAGACAAGACGTTGGAATCTATGGCAAAAACATGGGGAAACGTTATTAAAGATGATGAAACGTTAGGTAATATTGATTTTACAGAACAAATCAGCTCTTTACAGGGCAATATCGGGCATATTGCAAAACAGGTTAAAGAAGATACTGAAAAGATTTTTAAAAAGCCTGAATCAGCACAGCCGGCACCAAAACCAAACGAACCAAAGCCAGAAGATATGCCAGAATGGGCAAAGGCTTTGCTAGATCAAAACAAACAGAATGCCGAACTATTGGCAAAAATGCAAGGTGAAAAAATCACCACAACCAGAAGTCAACAATTAGAAACAATTCTTAAAGATGCTCCTAATGCCTACAAAGAACAGGTTTTAAATAGCTTCCAAAAGATGCAGTTTTCTGATGATAATGACTTCAATTCTTACGTTGATACTACAAAAACAAATTTTGAAGGATTTCAGCAGATGGCGAAAGAACAAGGCTTAAGTTTCTCAACTCCTACACCAAATGTTCACAAGCCTAAAGATGATGGTAGAACACCAGAATTGGCAAGTGCATCTAAAATTATTGCAGACGCTAAGAAAGAATAATAATAACTAAAAAATTAACTTAAATGAATCAAATAGTTTCGACTAGTGATAAGTTAACAAAAAAGAACATCCAGAACAGGCAATTAGCTCATATGGTTCCTGGTGGTGTGTCTATGGACTTATCAACATTAGCCGCAGGGGTGGTTATTCCAGAAGGAAACCCACTTAGCGCACCTAGCTCAGGCTTACGCAAGGTATGTAAGCAAGCTAAGATTTTGACAGGATCTACAACTACTGTATTTGTTATTGATACAGATAGCAATCCTTTTGCAGTAGGCGAGTTCTTAGGCCGTCAAACAGGCGGTTTAGCATATGCAATTACTGACATTACAGATAATGGTGATGGAACAACATCGGTAACAGTTGGGACAGCTTTAGAAGATGCTACTGTAGGTGGGTTCTTGTATGAGATGGCAGCTGAATCAGGTACTAATACATCAGCATTAAAAAATGCTCCTGATTGCGTTTTAGCTTACGCTTTCCAAGTTCCTAACGTTGCTCAAGTCATCTTCATGCAGGATGGTATCTTAATCGGTACTGTTATCGAAGGCGCTGTAGGTAGCGAGTATTTAAGCCTTTTAAAGGGTATTGTTGAATCAAAATATTAATAAATAATGGCAAAGAATCAACCAGTAGTCGTAGGTAGTATTTTATCTATGCCTGATATAACAGCTTGGTTTAACGATAATCCTATTTTACCAAGCACAGCGGAGACTCATTTCCCCAAAGTGGAGAACATGAAGTCTAAGCAATGGCAGACAATCAGTAACACTAATCAGCCACTAAACGAAGCCGCTGACCACATCTCTTTAAATTCTCCTGTACCTATTTCCGGACGTGAAGGTTTTCAGAGTGTATTGGGAGAAATGACCAGTTTTGGTAAAGCTCGCGATTGGGATGCTGATAAGATCGAACAGTTTAATGAGCTTAAAATTCGTTTCGCTGAGTTAAACAATGCAGCAGCAGCTCAAAGACTAGTAGATTTCTATGGTAACGATTTGTTATTTCTTAGAAATTCTATGAATGCTCAGGCCGCATATATGGATTGGGCTTTGATTTCAAATGCTTGTTCTTATTCTTTCCTAGCTTCAAATTCTCCTTACTTAAGAGGAATTACCGCGATGGACTACCCTGTGTCGGCATGGCAGAAAACAGCAGTAAGTACTACTTGGGCTACTTCTACAACTGATATACTTGGAGATATTCAAACTGTATTAGACGCAGGTGAAGATAAAGGTAAGTATTACAGATACATCTTTATAAACAAAAAAACAGCTCGTTGGGTACGTGCTAATGATGCTATTAAAGCTAATACTATCACATTAGTAGGCTCTTTGGTTGGGGCAGATAATAACCCAACTTTAGAGATGGTTAATAACATGATGGCTACTTATTTTGATACTGACGTTCAGTTTGTAGTTGTAAATGAGCAGGTAGCCCGTGAGAGTTTAGAAGGTGTAAAAACTTCTGCTAATCCTTTTGCTGACGGCGTAGCTGTATTTTCTCAGACAGCGCAATTAGGTCACTTCGAATGGAATGGTATTCCTATTATTGACGGAACAAAGGAAACTTTTGAGGATTTCTTTATCGTTGGTAATAAGTTAGAAGTTGATCCTTCTTACTCTAAAACTTATGTGAAAGGTAGAGGTTTTCCAGTTGTGGACACTTACGCTGATAATTCATATGTTAAAGTTGACGCAATAGCTTGGTAACATGACTATATATCAGGCTTTGACATCAGTAACTAATTACCCTGTTCCAGCCCTTTTTATTGAGAGGGTTGGAATAGATAGGGGTTTGAATATTACCGAAGATTATACAGGATTAAATCAATCTATTGAGTTAGCTATCGCAGATGTTTATTTGTATTTATATACATCTCCTGATTTGAAAGAACAGGAAGTAAGCATTACGCAGTCTGACAGAGATAATTATTTAAAACTGGCTAATCAGATTTACGGTAAATACGATGACCCTAAATTTACAGGGATTAGATACGGTTATATAGGAGAATCTTTCAATGGTTAAAAC